CCAACTCTATGTGGATGGGATAAGTTTGCTACAGAATCGCATAAAGGGGATGGAAACCATTGTTTCGAACTATTTCCGATGTCTAAAGAGGAATTTGAGGACAAATATGGAGCTGAATATGCTAAAAACATGGAATTTACACGTGATCTAGGCGGTTTCAACTGGTCATTTCAGACAGATAAAGGAAAAGTAATCCTAGTTTGTGACTATTACTACAAGAAAAAGACTAAATTTAACATTGTTCAGCTGATAGATGGACAGGTAATGCCGGAGAAAGAATACAAAAAATTCATTAAAGAATGGCAAGAAGATCCCGATAAAATGATCGTGCCGCCGATTATTGTTGGTGAACCACGTGAAACTGAGAAAGTTACGATTTGTCGCTGCATATTTACTGAGAATGACATTTTAAAACACGAGGAAACAGATCTTCCTGAGTTGCCTATTATTTTCGTAGAAGGAAATTCGGTAATGATACGAGAAGACAATGGTGGCACTGCTCGTCAGGTAACACGTTCTTATTTGTATCATGCTGAAGGCATACAACGTCTCAAAAATTTTAGCGGTATCATGTTAGCTAATGAGCTTGAGAATCTTGTGCAGCATAAGTTCATGGTAGCTAAAGAAGCTATTCCTGCTGAATATTCAGCAGCATATAAAGATGTGCAGCGCGCGTCTGTGCTTGTATATAACGGTTTCAAAGCAGATGATCCGAATGTTCCGTTGAGTCCTCCAACGGCGGTTCCTAGAGTTCCCTGCCCCCCTGAAGTTATCTCTACTTTCAGCATGAGTAATGAGACTACGCAAGCAATCTTGGGTAGTTATGATGCTGCGTTGGGAATAAATAACAATCAATTATCTGGCATAGCGATCCAAGAGGGCGCAACGCAGTCTAATGCGACGGCGATGCCGTATATTGTGGGCTATATGAAAGCCCTCAATCATGCTGCAAATATGATTGTTAAGATGATTCCGCTAAAATATGACAGGCCAAGGAAAGTAGCTACAAAGGACATAAGAGGTAATTCGCAATATGTGCCGATTAATCAACGAGGCGGTTTGGACATGAATTACGATTCTGATTCGCTGGAAGTTAAAGTTGAAGCTGGGGTTAACTTTGAAATTCAAAGACAGAGAGCTTTGCAGACGTTAGAAGGACTTATGAAAGTTTCGCCGACTTTAACAGCATATTTTAACGAAGAAGAAGGTTTAGAGATGTTGTTGGATAACATTGATATACGCGGCATTGATGCACTAAAAGTAGGTGTTGCTAAGTTCATGCAGAAACAAGAGAAGATGAAAGCTGAGTCTAAACAAATGGCTATGATGACGAATCCTGCAATGATGAAGATGCAGGAATTGCAGGTTAAAGACAAGCAGAATCAAGCTCAGAATCAACTAGAAGCTGCGCGTATAGCAGTGGAGAAACAGGATGCTGATACAAAGCAAATGGAAATGATGACGGCTATCGGTGAGAAAGCAGATAGAATACAGATTGATAATATGAAAATAGCTGCGGAAGAAGCGCGAACAGATGTAGAGCGAGCATCTCAAATGGCATCGCATCAACATGGATTGGCAATGGATATACTTGATCATCATCATATGCAAAAAGAAACTAAGCATAATCATGCGATGGAGGTTTTAGCATTACATCATGAGAATGAACGGCATAAGAAAAACTTGGAAAGCAAGAATCAGCCTAAGCCCACAGTTGATATTGAGGTAGAATAAAATGATTCATATTTATATATATGAGGGACGTATAGACAATGGATATTCTGCTCCAATTGATACTTTGTTCTGGACAGATTGCGATCTTGATATTGATCAAATGGAAGAATTAGCTAGAACAAATTTTACTAGATTTTCAATTGATTTTTCTGATTTCTCTAAGCTGATGGAAGAAAAAGGATATAGAGTAGGGATTATTTATGATGAGCCAAGTTATATATGGAGTGGAAAAAGTGGAGGATCAATGTCTAAAAAGGCTTGTTATTCTTATGAAGGTAGAGAGATAGATCGGTCAAAATTTGGTATTATTCATGGACCTTGTGGTAATTATTAAAGGAGAGAAATAAAATGGCGGAAAGATGGTCAGCAGCAGCTAGTGGACGCGCCAACATGCGCCCCGGCACTATCAAGAAAAGCTTTGGAGCTAAGCCAGATCAAAAGGCCAAGGTTCCGCAGGCTTTGGCTATGGCGCTAAGCAAAGTGGGGAAGATGAAAAGGATTTCTAAATGAGAGAGGGTGTGTGGAGAGATAGAAATAATATTAAAAGTGGTTCGGTAAATAAGGTTAAATTCAAGATAGGTAATCAAGTTTCATATAGAGGATTTACAATATTATAAATAATTTTGATATAATTTTTAAGGAGTAAGTTAATGCCGTGCTATACAGATCCTAATGAGGGTAAGCTTAATGAAAAGTATTATGAAGCCGTAAAAGTAGAGGATAAAACTGTGTATAAAGAAATAGCTTTAAAAATACAGTCAATAATGTGCGGAATGGGACGATTATTGTCTAAAGATCAAATAAAATCTATTCAATATGCATGGGATAGATATGTAGATCATGTTTGGTATGATTTAAATAATGGTGATCAAGAATGTAAAGAAGCAGCAAAGAAAGAAATAGAGAGATTAAATATTGATTTTGAATATGAGTTATCTGCTAGGAATAAGAGAAATTCCTCGGATTAGCTTAATAATGGAGAAAAATAATTCCACTTAAGCCTGGTAAATCAAAAAAAGTTGTATCTTCTAACATCAAGACAGAGATGGCGGCTGGACGTCCTCAAAAGCAGGCAATTGCCATAGCAATAAGTAAAGCTGGGAAATCCAAAAAGAAGAAGTAATATTTTTAATTAATTATGAGGTCAAATCAATGAAGCTTAAATATGAAGGGAAAAAGTTGGTTAAAGAGATGAAATCTGCGACTAAAAAGATGGCAAAGCATGAAATGAAGGAACAGAAAGAAGAAAAAGGTGAGAAGAAAGGTAAAAAGATGAAATCTAAGTATTAAGCATCTTGCCAATCTTTAAAAAATCAGTATAATTATTCTTATCGTTGTATATAGTCACTCCTATTGCTGTATGTAGCGATAACCTCTAGGTAGTTAGATTGTAGTACTCCGCACTTCTAAGCCGCTGCTAAGCCCAGCGGCTTTTTTTATGTCTAAAATTTACCATCCATCTCAATGGTAGCTATTTTTTTATCCCATATTTTTGCCATTATCCCTATCATTTGACTTCACCATGACAATCTGTGTATAACCTGTGTATAACCTGTGTATAACTATTTACATACTGTCTAAACAGTAGTATAAGTGAGCAATAGATACCCATCTTTAAAGGGGCAATACGTAGCTATGCGCAAATAGTCGCCACTCAATCGTTTTTGAGGCCTACCATGACTCGGGTTAACGGTCGAGAGAGGAAATAATCTGTGGAAGAAACGTCATTTGTAGAATCATCAAGTCCGCAACAATCTGTATCTGATAGTAGTCCAGCTCCAGCAAGTCCAGCGCCTGCGTCGCAGCCTGCGCAAACTGAAAAGCAACTACCGCAGTCTCAGGTTAATGCAATTGTACAAAGAATTAAGGCAGAAGAGCGTGCTAAATATGAAGGAATGATGAGTAATCAGCATTCTAATCAACAGCAAGTTGCTCCTGCTCAATTCAATCAATCTAATCAAGGTAATGTCGGTTTTGGCGGTATTGATGATAGTTACTATCGCAGAATAGCTGTTGAAGAAACGCAAAAGCATCTACAGAACATGCAGCAGCAGACATTAGCTAATCATAGATTGGCCCAGGGACAACGAATAGCTGCTGATTTTATGAGCAAGCTAGAAGCCGATAAGGGCAGGTACAATGATTTTGATGAGGTGGTTGGTTCAGTACCGTTTGTGAGCTTCCCTAATAGCGTAGCATTAGCTAATGAGGTCACAGGTACAGCGGATGTGATGTATGAGCTATCTAAGAATCCAGCAAAACTGGATAGGATTGAGTCATTAGCACAGCGTGACCCTACATTAACGTTGGCGCGACGTGAAATGAAATTGATTGCTGAATCAATAGCTATTAATCAAGCTGCGCAAAATGTTCGCACAGCTAGCGGACCACTGGAACAGATTAAACACTCTCCAACAAATACGGATAATGGCGGCATGAGTGTGAGAGACTTCCAAAAGCTCTTTAAGAGCAATCGACGAAGATAAGCATTTACGCGGTGCCATTATCTCCAACTAAACTATTGGAGTTTTTAAAATGGCAGTTCCAACAAATATTTTAGTCAATGTCCAGACATATCAAAAGGCTGAACTAGCGTGGCTACTTAATTCCTTCGTCGCAATCAATATATCTAACAAGAAATTCAAGGACTTTGATTCCTTAACTGCTAACTTAGGTGACACTGTTACCTTTGACTTAGCCCCCCGTGCATCTACTGTGAATGGTTTGGTTATTGCTCAGCAAGAAACTGCTCAGCGTCAACAGAGTTTGATTTGCTCGCAGGCTGTTAATAGCACATCTTCTTTCACTGATGAGCAGTTCATCTTTAATGCTGAAGACTATATGGACCGTTTTGGTGAGTCGCGCATCATGGAAATTGGTACAGTTATTGAAAGTGATATGCTTTCTAACGTCGTTAATGGCGTAACTGTAAACAACCCAAAAAATCCGCGTTATGGTCAAAATGTTGACCCTGCTTCTGGACCTTATCGATTCTATGGTGATGGATCAACCCCTATTAATTCTTTCGGTCAATTGGCACAATCATTAGCTAACTTCCGTAATTATGGCGCAGCACGTAACAATACTTGCGCTATTGTTCCAGATACCGCTGTTCCTTCCATTGTTAATACTGGGTTGAATCAGTTTGCAATGCGTCGCAATGATGAAACAGCTTACGATTGGGAATTAGGCTTCTTTTCTAAATGTGATTGGTATGAATCAAACTTGTTGCCGATTCATATAGCTGGTGCAGTAGGTGACAGTGCATCACCTGGCGGCAATGTTTTGACCTTGGTGAGCACAAATGATCCATCCGGATTGAACATTACTGCGTTGACATTTAGTGGTGCTTCTGGCGGTGCAAATGCAATGAAGAATGGTGATCTGTTTCAGTTCAATGACGGCGTATCTGGTTTGCCAAATATGCGTTATTTAACATTTATTGGTCACAAGCCATCTAATCAGCCAGTGCAGGTTCGTGTTGTTGGTGATGCAACAGAATCAGGTGGAAATGTGACTGTTAATATCTTCCCGGCGTTGTCTTCTGTATTTGGTTTAAATCAGAATTTGAACAATTCTTTGTCTGCTGGTATGCAGGTAACAGTATTGCCCAGTCATAGAGCAGGTATTGTGATGTCTGGTAATCCTTTATATATGGCTATGCCACAATTACCAGATGTTGCGCCTTTTAACTCTGTTGCTACTATGGATAAAGAATCAGGTGCGTCTATCCGTCACTATTGGGGTTCTCAATTGGGACAAGACACCCGTATTTATGCATGGGATAGCATTTGGGGTAGCACATTAATCGCTGAAAATACTATGCGTCTTATTTTTCCATTAACACAATTTTAAGTTTAAGGAGTATTTACAATGATACAACAAGCAATTCCTATTATTGCTCAGACTGGTTTAATGTATGCCAATGGATGTGGCGTAACATTGACAGGTGATTCGACGCTTACTGTCAACCCAGGACAGATGAGAGACAGCACTAATACGTGGGACATCGTTATTCCTAATACTCTAAATATAGATATTTCTTCTGTTGGAGTGAATGGATTGGACACAGGGACAGTACAAATTAATACTATGTATTATGTCTATGTGTGCTATGACATATCCCAAACTAATCTTCCATGTGCTTTAGTATCTGCATCGCCTACTCAGCCGGTAATGCCTAGTGCGAAAGGTGTGACTTATGGTGCATTTCGATTGATTGATTGTTGGCCAACGGATGGATCGGGAGATCTTATTGTGATGACAAGCACTACTCACAATAGCGGAATAATTCGTAAGCAATATGACACTAATCAGACTATATTAAATGCGACTTCTGGAACAGCTGCGACTGTATATACTCCACTCAATATGAGTCAGTTTATTCCGGCGCTAGATGTATATCGTGTACAGATTTTAGCTGTTTATACTCCACATGCTGCCGGAGAGACTGCTCAGATAAAGCCTGAGGCCGATGGATCTACATTTAATGTGATTTACGGCATTGTAGCAAGTGT